AGTAGTTACAGGGGTTCCAGTAGTGTTAGTAGTTACAGGGGTTCCAGTAGTGTTAGTAGTTACAGGGGTTCCAGTAGTGTTAGTAGTTACAGGGGTTCCAGTAGTATTAGTAGTTACAGGGGTTCCAGTAGTATTAGTAACTACAGTAGTTCCAGTAGTTCCAGTAGTTCCACTATTCCCAGGAGTTCCAAGTGTTGTATCCCCTATAGCAGCTTTTAGGTCTGCAATAAAAATGCCTGTTTTAGCGGCTAACTCGACAAGTGTTAATCCTGCTGTTTTCAAAGCCCCAAGAACGGCCCGTATACCGGCTTCTCCACCTCCTGCGTTTGTGTAAATAGCTTCCGTGGTTTCCCTATTGCTTTTTTGCTCCGCTATTACCTCGGCGGCGGCAGCATCGAGGGCAATTTGAGCTTGCAAATCAACTAAGTCGGCTTCCAACTGAGTAGTATCTAAGCCTTGATAATGTGCCAGCTCTATCCTCATCGCCGCTGCTAGTTCGGGATCAGTTTCGATGGCAATAGCTTCTTCTAGTTGCTTTGCAATGGCAGCGTTACCAGCTTTTTCACTCGCCTCCCTAAGTTCCGCAATTTCCTTATCTGTTAGTTCTTTAGGCTTGTCAAAAAGGTAGTCAAAAAGCTCCGGCCAAGTAGTAGTACCTTGGGCGGAAGAGGCGGCAGATTCAGCATTACTCGAATCACTAGCAGTAGCATCACTAGCAGTAGCATCACTAGCAGTAGCATCACTAGCAGTAGCATCACTAGCAGTAGCATCACTAGCAGTGGACGCATTAGTGGACGCATCAGTGGACGCATCAGTGGACGCATTAGTGGACGCATTAGTGGACGCATTAGTGGACGCATTAGTGGAAGAGTCAGAACTAGCGGCGGAAGAGTCGGAACTAGTTTGTGTTACTATGGGGACTCTCTTCCACCCCACATCGACAGCCCCAGGGTACGCCGCTAGTGTCCCTAAAACTTGTGGTAAACCACCGTCACCTTGGTAGTAAGGGTCTATGACCCAATCATAATCTACGCCTTCAACAGCGGCATCACTGTTTATAAACGCATCCACGTTTGCGTCTATAGCAGAGGTGTCTAGGTTGGATAAGTTCGCACCAAGGACATCAAGGTCGGCTAGATACGCATCTATTATCCCTTGCTTGTTTACTTGATCATTAACAGAACCCTTACCGCCTGCAACTGGAACCATGTCCCATGCTTTGGTATCACCCCCAAAACCGCCTATGTTCGACGTACCCGCAGCTAGTGTAGCCGCAGCTTTAGCAGCCGCGTTCCCCATGACTGCGGCGTTGTTGTCAGTGTCAGAGCCATACGGGTTTAAACTAGCACTGTAATCCGCTAGTACCTTCGCAGCGTCGAAATCCACATCACCGCCCGTATCAAACCCTTGCACGCTACCGCCGTCCGCAAACTGGGCAAGAACATGGTCTACTATGTTAAATTCTTTAGCCATATCAACTATCGATCAACACGCCCTGAAAGGCGGCGCTGACTTGGTTATTAGTATTAGACGCAAGTGCACGGCACTCTATGTCAGTTTTGGCAGCGATAGCCAGCGGGTAGTTAAACGGTGACACGTTACTGTTGCTCTGCATTACCTGTATAAACTTTGTTCTAAATGCGGTACTGGCAAACGCACGGGTTACAAACTTTACCGTGGCATAATTATTTGCAGCTGAAATAGCTGATGTAAACGTAATGTCATCCACATACAAAGTCTTACTAGCTGGGACGGTATACGTTGCCATCTGCGTCTGGTTAGCAGTGCCAAAGCTTGCATATACTACCGGGGGTACACCAGCGGTAGCTCCCGTTGTACCCACGTAAACAGTGCCAGCACTAGCTCCATTTGCCCCCGCTGTCAGAACATAAGCTCTAAAAATTCTTAAATACTCTTTCGTCGTAATTACTTGGGTTTGACCATTCAGGGCAATATCTTCTTCTATCTCAAGGTAATTGGCATCTAGCCCCTGGACCTTTATGGTTCGCACCCCAGTACCACCGGGGTTGACATCGTTAGTGTTACTACTGGAGATGTAAACCTCATCCGCTGCACCGGGGTAAACTAAGTCTCCCCCCTGCGTCCACACAGTTTCCTCTGCGGTATCTACATCAGCGTTAAAGCCAAATTTGAACAAGGACGTAGCCCCAGTAATCTGGCCTTCAGCAACTCGTAAATTGTAGGGGACGGCAGTAGCCACGGCGTTCCTCAATGCGTTATCTAACTGATTAAAATACAAACGTAAGATGTTATTAAAGCGATCTAAATAGCCTTTCTGGTAGTCTATCGGCGCTGTTGGCAGTGCAGGTGCAACTACATTACTGTCGGTGTCTTGCGCCGTAGTAGGCATTATCGTCTACCGTCTGGGCGCATGTCTAATCGAGGCACACCTAGCTGCCACGCTACTCCAATAGCCGTAGATTCCATCTTAAAGGCTAACTGCCTACCCCTTATCCTTATGTACACTTGTCCTGTAAACGCCTCTATAGGCACTGTAGCGGACCGTGTAACTGTTGACGCAGAATTACCACCTACAGATAAGGGGTTGTTGTACCCAGACCCTGAATTGGACATAGGGGAAAGAGTCATAATAGCTGCGGGCGCTGCCGCGCTAGACCCATCAAATGTTACGTCCGGTAACATACGGTTAATTAGCACGAAAGAATGCCCATCATCTAGGTCAAACTCAGAAGAAGTTATAGAGGCAACTATTGCAGTAGTAACCGCTGTTTGTAGGTCATCGTTGCCTTTCTCATGGTCAACTAAGTTACTGCTGTAAGTAGCAGCTATGGGCCTATCTCGTAATCCTGAGTCCAACCACGCGGTACGCGCTATGTTGCCGTAATACCATATATCCTCCAGGTAGTTGTAGACCACGTAGCGGTCATTAGCTATAACTCCCGCTGAACAGTAGAACCACCACACTTCATTAAAGCCTTCGTTAGTGCCCGACACCACTTGGCTAAACTGGGCAGTATTAATATCGTTGAATATGTAGCGTTTAACATTGCACGGAAGCGTCATTACCGAGCCATCGTATTTGTAGAACTTGTCACGCCCCATCCAGTAAGCTGTACTACCTGCGTAAGCAGTGGCATTCTGACTGGCAACAGAGATGTTATCCCCCATTAACTGGGCGTTCCATACAATATCACCGCCCAAGTACTGCATAGAATAGAGAGCGGAATCAGTCCATACCAAAACTTCTTGACGCGCTTGTACGACGGCAATGATTTCTGTCCCGTGCGAAACACGGATGCTACCTGCTGTTCCCGTTGCTGTAACTGCCCAATCAAACACATCTTCTTGGTTAGACCACCGTATAAGCATGGGGTCTTGCGTAGTAGTACCCAAGGGATTAGCACCAAAGGCAAACACAAAGCGGTAGATGTCTGAGACACTTACAATATTAACAATGGTAGGGGCATCCGCAGCAAGGGGGTAATTGGTAGTGTCTATTGTTTTGCCGCGCACACTTGTACCAGAACTTGCATCCCAGTAAAAAATAGGACCACCACGGTAGGCAAATACTAAATCTTCACCGTAGTTAGATTGGCTCCAGAGTCGAATTGCAGACGAAGAAGCGTTGGAGTAGCCCCATGTACCTAAGCCCCACCCTCCAGAACCCCATCCACTAAAAGGTACGGCTGTAGCAGAACCCGTATTAATTTGATAAGTGCCTATAACAGCAGCGCCACCGTTACCTGTATCCGACCCATTAGCCGTTACAGCAACCCCCGAAGTGTTTTTCGCAGCTACCGTGTAGGTATCATCGGTAAGTACAGTAGAGATTTCGTACTCTTGGTTAAGGACAGCAGCAGTTATAGTGCCCCCAAGAGATACTGCGCCAGAAAAGGTAACAAAATCCCCTGCATTAGCACCGTGGGAAACATTGGTTACAGTAAGGGTAGAAGATGGAGGAAGTACTATGCGGGCTGCAAAAGTTACAGCACCTGCTACAGTAGTCAGACGTATAGGGGTTATATCGTAGTAGTTTCCACCACGCTCTATGTAGTACTTTAAAGTAGTGCCTACGCTAATTAGGTTCTGACCACCTAACGTGATCCAGTTCCACAGTGAACGGCACACTCCCAAGAACGTGTTGGCAGAGATGCGCTCCCACCCACCAATCTTCTCAGGCATACCTTGACGGAATCGCACTTTGTCGGATTCATACCAGCCGCCTTCAGTAGTGTACCGTGTATTCTCACGGTTAACCCCTGGTTTTAATTGGAGTTTCTTAAGCGGCATTGCCTAACCTCGTAGCTAATACTCACCAGTTGCGATCATTTTGGCAAGCTCGATTGACCGTCCTTTGACGGTTCGACTCCAGTCGGAGTCTAGGAATTCTTCTGAGGCAGATTTGTAGTCTGCTTTTGCCATCGCGTCTAGCGCCAGTACGAATTTCCGTAGCTTAGTAGCACCGAGGTTAAAACTAATGTCAATCATAGCATCTCTGCGAACATCATCAAGGTCGTTAAACCAACTGTACTCTAAGCTTAACTCCTTGATAACACGCGCTATGTCGTTCTCAAGCAGGTAGTCAACCTCGTCTTCGGAGAGGCCCAACCCACCGTTTACATCAACATTCCTACCAATCCCAAGCGTCCAATAGCCTGCTGAGCATTTGTAAAGAACGTGACGGCCATTCGTAACCACTTCACCCTCATGCCGTTTAAGCATTTCGATCAAGTCTTCCATGTCTACTTCTCCCTGCTAACACCCTTGGTTTTCTCAAAGGTTCTCATTGCTCCTAACCCTAACATGCCCATTAGCACCGGCATCATCTCAGATAACTCGATCATAGGGATCAAAACACCACTGTCGGTTAGCTCTAAAGCCATGTTTACGAAGGGTATAATGAGGAAATTACCCGCCATGCCCAACGCGCAAATCCAGCCAATTGCCGGGCGCCACCCGGCTACAAACATGTTGTGGTGAGCAGCCTCAACCTTGTTGACCTCAATCTGGGCCATAACCTGTTCTTGCGAGTGCCTCTCGGCCATAGTCGCAATTTCGTGAGACAGTTTCTCACGCAGGTCTTTGTCGGGGATTACCTTATCAAGGATTGACGAGATAGGCCCAATAAGGGCGCTCAGTCCAGCAAACATGGCTAAAGGACAGCCAAGATTACAATACCAATTGTCATAAGGACGGTTACAACTCCAAGAGCTGAATAACTGATTCTATCTAACCGCCGATACACCATACCGCCAATTTTAGCTAACAAATTTTCAATTCTAAAAAGTAATTCCATCTTCATTTACCTCATTGCTTGTCGGAAATATTCAAGTATGCACCAGCCATCAGTGCGCCAAGAAACAAGTAGGTAGCCGTCTGGACAATCGCTCGGCCCGCAGTTCGTTTAGCCATTCTCCACGCATCAAGGACAGACCGAAGCTCCTGCAAGTCCTTGTTGGCATCTTCATCGGATAAACCAATATCGCGTAAAGCCTTTTTAGCTCCCGCAGCAGCGGCCTTCTCGATCATTGCGTCCATCTCGGCTTCGGTCATTAAGCAGCATTCAGTGCGTCTATCTGCGCTTGCAACCTAGCTATCTCGGCTACCTTTGGGTCAACCCAATCTGCCACTTCAGTCCAGTCTGAACCGTCAAAAGTGTACCGATTCCCCTGCCAATCACCCGGAGCGGTCACACTGGTATGCAGAGTCGCATTGCCAGAGTTCATGTCGCCGATGTAGAAATCAGGGTCAGCGTCATCGCCTACTGTGATCTTGTCATCGCCCATTGTGACGTTTTTAGCATCATCAAAGATGTAAGGCGAACGCCCGCTGTCGTTAAAAGTTAGTGTCTTACTCATTATGTATCTCCGTTTAAAAGAAGTGCTGTTGTTGATATTGCTAGTCCTGCGTTAACGCTAGGGCTTCCCGCTGAAGTGCTGTAGCTCCCTGCGGGGGTAACGTAATATTTAGAGCCTGTGGCAAAGTCATTACCAAACGCCCCTACTATACTTGTTCCGTAGGTTGAGTTGCCGCTATCGCCATAACAAACAACAACTTTGTTGCTATTTGAATCAAAAATAACTGAATTAAACCGTGAGCCAGCAGCTTCATAAACAACGGCAGTGCCAAACGCTATAGAGGTTCCACTTACCGTCCCTATTACTGAAGTACCGTGGTCGGAATTACTTCCGTTTCTATAAGCAAGAACTACTTTGTTATTAGTTGGATCAAAAGTGCTTCCTATATCGTCCACACCACCAGATTCAAATACAGCCGCAGCACCAAACGATATGGCGGTTCCAGAGACAGTTCCTACAATAGATGTGCCGTAGCTTGAATTACCGTTATCTCTAAAAGCAACAACAACCTTGTTGCTATCTGAATCAAAGGTGCATGAGGTGGAGGCCGCAGTAGCAGTTTCATAAACAACAGCAGTACCAAACGATATTGAAGTTCCGCTTACTGTTCCTACAACGGCTGTACCGTAGCTAGAATTGCCCTCATCTCTAAAAGCAACAACAACTTTGTTAGCGTTTGAATCAAAGGTGATTGAGTTGGCTTCAATAACAGATGCTTTAAACTGAGCAGCAGTGCCAAAGCTGATGGACGTACCGCTGACGGTTCCAACTATTGCTTCACCTGTATTGCTACCCCCAGTATCCAGATAGGCAATAACAACCTTATTAGAATCTGAATCAAAAGTGGCTACAATATGATCAGACCGAACGGATTCAAAAAGAGCCGCAGTACCGAAGCTGATGCTAGTGCCACTGACTGTTCCCACAATGGCCGTTCCGTATTTTGAGTTTCCCGCGTCCTTATAAGCAATAACAATTTTATTGGAGCTTGAATCAAAAGTGGCAGCACAGCTTTCCGTATTTGCAGATTCAAAAACAACCGGAGTTCCATAAGATATGGAGTTGCCACTAACTGTTCCAACCGCTGCTGTTCCGTACCAACCAGCGCCATCAACCCTATAGGCAACAACAACTTTGTTGCTATTTGAATCAAAAGTAGATGATATGTCGCCCGACTCAGCAGGTTCAAAAACAGTAGCCGAACCAAAGCTCATGGTTTGAGGTAAAGTGGCATTAGCACCTGTAACCGTACCGCCCTGCACAACAATCGTACCCGTAGCCGAACTGGATATGGCTGCGTCTGCTATGCCAACGAAGTTAGCTGCGGTGAGGTTGCTTCCACCCACTGAAAAGACAACCCCAGTACCGTAGTTTGAGTTGCCGTTATCTTGATAAGCAATAACAACCTTGTTGCTATTTGAATCAAAAGTAGATGATATCCATTCCGTACCATCAGTTTCAAAAACAACCGGACTCCCAAATGATATGGCTGTACCACTTACCGTTCCTACTATTGCTGTACCGTTCGTAGCATTAGATGTATAAGCTATAACTACTTTATTTAGGGTTGAATCAAATGCGAGACTTTTATCATTTGAAGCGGCAGCTTCAAAAACAACCGGAGTACCAAAAGATATTGCTGTGCCAGAAACGGTTCCGACAACAGCCGTGCCATAGCCTGAATTGTCCTCATCTTTGTAGCCTATAACCACTTTATTGTTGGAAGAGTCAAAAGTTGCACCAATATAAGTAGTACCCGCCGATTCAAAGATAGCGGAAGAACCAAAACTGATACTTGTGCCGCTGACGGTTCCAACAATCGCCGTACCATAGCTTGTACTAGGGTTATTTTGATAAGCAATAACTACTTTATTTAAATTAGAATCGAAGGCGGAGGAAATATAAACGGAAGCTGCCGCTTGAAAAACCGCCGCAGTTCCAAAGCTGATGGCCGTCCCACTAACAGTCCCGACAATAGACGTACCGTAATCTGAGTTGTTTGCATCTGTGTAAGAAATTACCACTTTGTTAGACGCGGAATCAAAAGAACAAAAAGTGTTCTGCGCCTGTACCGCAAAAACAACCGCAGTTCCAAAGCTGATAGACGTGCCGCTAACAGTGCCGACAATAGCTGTACCTTTATTTGTGTTAGGGTAATCCTGATAAGCAATAACTACTTTATTAGAATTAGAGTCAAAGGTGCTAGAAATATATCTAGTATCCCCTGACTCAAAAACAACCGGAGTGCCATACGATGTTGACGTACCGGATACTGTTCCTACAACCCCTGTACCGTAGAAGGAGTTGCCCCTATCCTGATAAGCAATAAAAACTTTATTAGAAGCTGAATCAAAGGTGGCTGCGTTGTATCTCACATTAGCAGCTTCATAAACAACAGGACTTCCTGCTGCATCAGAGGTTTCCACTATCGGACTAACCGTTCCCGTGCTGTTTAAAATGACAGGAGCTTTGCTCGTAATGTTTGCCGTGGCTACCGCTTCAATGGTCTTACCAGAAGCGCCTGCTGGGAGTAAATCCGAAAGATTGCTCACGATTGATACTCCAAGTTAATTGCCGTGGCTGACATGGCTTTGCCTATTTTAACACCGGCCGAAGAGGTGGTTATTGAGCCATCGTCCTGCGCGTAGTAATCGCTGCCCGGAGTCAATGAAGTCAGACCCGTAGTCGCTATACCACCTTTGATTGTTACATTGCCACTGGCGGTGTCGAGGATAGCTGCATCGGAAATGCCAATGAAGTTAGCTGCTGTGAGGTTAGAGGATGATGCGGAAAGGATAACTCCATACCCGGAACCGCTTGATAGCTGGTAGACAGTAACTACTTTGCCCGCACTTGAATCGTAAGCAGAGCGCATAAAACCCGGAGCGGCGGCAACAAACTGGGATACGGTATTGTATGAAATACTTGTCCCGCTGACCGTCCCAGCTATAGCTTTCCCCGAAGCTGGCGAGTCATTTTTAAAAGATATGACTGTTCTGTCCGCACCTGTGTCATAAGAACAAGCAGTTTCTTTCGTGCTTGCAGAATTAAACACGGCTTGCGTTCCAAACGAGATACTTGTCCCACTGACCGTCCCGACAATACACGCTCCGTGATCTGCAAGACCCCCACCGTCAGTGTAGTAAGAGATAACCACCTTGTTTGCCACAGTATCAAAGGTGGAAGAAATGTCAGACGCACGGCCCGTAGTGAAGAATACGTTTGTGCCAAAGCTAATCGATGTTCCAGAGACGGTTCCTACAACAGCGTTTCCACGCCCTGAATTATCGTCATCCATACAACTCATAACTATTTTATTGTTAGTAGAGTCATACGCTTGACTGATCTTGGAAGATTCTCCAGAATTAAACACGACTTCCGTACCAAAACTTATGGTTGTCCCACTTACTGTCCCAACAATCGCTGTTCCGTATTGGCTATTGGCTCCGTCATTAAAAGCAATAACTATTTTGCTGTTTGAAGAATCGTAGACGCAGCTTGTATGTTCTGACTTAGCACTTGCAAAAGCAACGGACGTACCCCACGAGATGGACGTTCCTGTTATTGTTCCGACTGCCGCATAGCCATAATCGTCATCATTACTTCTGTAGCTCATAACTACTTTATTGTTAGTAGAGTCATACGCCATCGATGCCTCTCTTATATTCACGTTGCTCGTCAAAGGCGTTGCACTGCCATAACTGATGCTTGTCCCTGACACGGTTCCAACAATCCCATAACCCGTGCTTAACACCCTAAAACCAATAACTATTTTATTATTTGTAGAATCAAAAGTTACACATTCGTCAAGAGCAGTAGAGGCGCTAAATACGACAGGAGTGCCTGCGCCTACAGAACTGGCGGCGGTTAGCCCGACTTGAGTAACCGTCCCCGCCGAGTTAAGAATGACAGGCTTGCCTGCGGCAGAGATCGCCCCGCTTGCCGTAAAAGATACTTGTTTACCCGCTCCGGCAGGAAATAGATCGGAAAGATTTGTCATCCGGTATAGTCCTTTATGTTTATCTGGGTGGCCGTTATGGCTTGACCAATAAGCGTACCACTACTAGCCGTGGTAACCGTGCCATCACCCTGCACGTAGTAGTCGCTGGCAACTGTTAGGCTAGTTTGAACCTTGTTGCGAGAACCCCACGTATTGATTACGCCAGAAGCTCCGCTTGTTATTGCGCCAGCCGCTATGCCTAGAAGATTGGTTGCGGTCATGTTTGAAATGGATACTACGTTTTGAAGAACATTTACAGACGCATAGTTATCTGTCATTGAGCCAACAGTTGTATTTGACTGGGCGATTATGGCTACCTTTCCAGATGCTATAGGACAGATATTATTCCTAGAATTTGCGGCATTGTCCGTCCAAAGTCTTGCGACTGTATTAAAAGATATGCTTGTTCCGCTTACTGTGCCATTACAAAAACGCGGATAATTATCGCTAGATTCGATAAAAACAACGGTTGTAGTATTTGCGTTAGTCCCTGCATAGGTGGCGTGGAGAGACAAGTCACCTGAGCCTATGTTTGCCGAATTAAAAGTTGTCTCGGTTGCGTCAGTAAAAGAACGAGTGCTTCCCCCTACCACCGTGACAACTGCTCCTGCACCATAGCCTGAAGTATTCTTAAATATAGCGACACATTTCTGAGCAGTGGCATCATAAGTAATACTGCCCATGCCATAAGGATTCCAAGTTCCAATGAGAGTTTCCGCACCGTAAGTCACAACTTTGGCTGCGGTACTTGTACCAACACGTCCATAAAGCTGATTAGAAGTATTCCGATACAAAACTGCAAACGCATCTTCCTTTACATCGTAAGCAATACCCATGATTCGAGAATTACTCCCGCTGGTGAATGGATAATTGCCCCCAAACGTAACGGTAGTTCCAGAAATTGAACCAATTTTTACATTACAATCGTCTGAGCCAAATCCGCTGTGGTAAGTACATAAAAAGTAATTATGGGTCGTATCGTAAGTGAGGGTTAACCCGTCTGTCGTGGTGTTACCGTAAAACTCTCCAGAAGTTCCCCACGTTGACGTAGTTCCAGAGACAGCCCCAACACTGTACCTAGCGTTAGCGTCTGATGCCCGAACATACAGCATTAATACTTTCCCGTTATCAGGATCATAGTCAACAGCAGGGGCTTGATCACCAGCAACAGATTCAACAACGATAGGAGTTCCCCACGTTGTGGTCGTACCGCTTATGGTTCCCACAGCCGCCATAGGGTAAACATCACTATTCCTGAACCAAACAGCTACGAGTCTGTCATTGCCAGAATCGTAACAAATATCAACACCGTAGCCTTTTGTTGTAACGTCATTGGCATCAACAGGCCCGCCCAGAGTTTCACTCCCCGTGGTTTCACTCACCTGAGTAGCAGTCCCTGTACTGTTAAGGATGACAGGCTTGCCCGAAGCAATATTGCCAGAGGCAACAAAGTCGGTGTTATTCTGACCGCCTCCTGCGGGTATCAGCTCGGATAAGTTACTCATTTAGACACTCCAGCCAATAGTCCCATCTATGTAGGTCAGCGTTATTTCGGCAAAGTTTTTATCAAACGTCAGGTCTGTTGCAGAGGACGCAATCTTAGAGCCGTTACGGGCAACAGTAAAACTGGTGGTAGCTGCTGCTCCTGTACCGTCTTTAATAATAACGCTATCGCCTACCGCAGGAGAGGCTGGCAACGTAAAGGTGATACTACCTGCTGCTGCCACACAATACTGCCCATCCACCAACGTGACTGGTGAAGAAGTATGCACATCAGCTAGGGCGGGCAAAGCAATCTCCTGTCGTGCTGCATTGACTGTGGTTGCGTTTGTTCCACCATTGGCTATTGGAAGAGTGCCAGTAACGCCCGCAGTCAAACTTACGTTGGTTATGGTGTTGCCACTGCCGTTGATTGTCTTGTTGGTAAGTGTGGCAGTGCCTACTTCACTCACTAGAGTTGAGCTTGCACCCAATGGCAATAACATTGTATTGGTAACAGTTGCGCTATGTGGCTGTGCTTTAAGTGTTTGTCCGTGAGTGTTAGCGTGGCAGTTGAGTTTAATTTGTCCTTCTACGCTAGACCCATTCCCTTTTACTTCTACTATTTGTGTGGCTGGAGACAAGACGATATTGCCTGAAGCTGAAGTAGTTGTTCCGCCTAAAACAGGGGAAGTTAACGTCTTGTTAGTTAGGGTCTGTACGCCATTAAGCGTAACATCTCCTACGCCCGTTTCCGTAGGGTTGGCGTTAATAACAGCAGCTCCTGCACCTGCACCGTCCGTGATGACCATAAACTTAGAGCCATTGGCAATATCCACGGACCCACCGGAGCCTTGCTTGATCGTAATGATCTGGCTGCCCGTTGTAGCGTTCTCAATCAGCCACACTTTAGACACGGTATTGGGACCGAGCGTTACCACGCGAGTGCCCGTAAGAGAAGCTGCGGAGGTAATCTTTAAGTAGAAACCACGAGTAGCATCAGCCGTAGCATCAGGCATGGTAAAGGTTTCATTAGCATCCGCAGACATCTGCTTCGTACCGTAGCTAAAACCGTCGGTAATAAGCTCCAGGTTAGTGTTAGTACTGGTTCCCCAAGTACCGTCTTCATCACCTGTGGTGATCTCTTTAAGCCGTAAATTGTTTACATAAGTTGCCATAATTGTTTCCTATGCTGCTGTGTCTATGTCTACCCAATTCGGGTTTTGTGAAACGTCTATTGTAGTCCAGCCACCCCGCAGGATGGTTCCTATTGCGCCTGTCCCTACTACCCCTACAGGATAAATATTTGCACTTCTGGTGTTTGTTACCGTACCTACTGCACCTGTTCCTGCCACTCCCACTGCCCTAAATATAACTGTAGGGGTTACCGCTTGTACAGCTCCGGTTCCACCTACACCTGTGGGGTAAACAATCCAGTTGTAGGCTGGTGTTGTTGTACCTATTTCCCCTGTTCCTACTACCCCAGTAGGAGTAATTTCGGAACCTGCACTAAAAGCAACTGCCCCTACTGCGCCCGTTCCTACTACCCCGTTGGGTACAATTGAATCGCTGGTGTTAGTGCTAACACTGTTTATTTGTCCTACGCCTTGTACACCAGTAATAGCAAAACTTGAAACATTGCCTACTGTACCTATTGCGCCTGTCCCTTCGACCCCCGTTGGGATAGTGAGGTTACTGTAGTTTGTTACAACAGTACCTACTGCACCCGTTGCCGCTACTCCTGTTGGGTAAGCTATGCTGCTGTAATTTACAACAACCGACCCAATAGCGCCGGTACCAACTGTTGAGGTGCCGTTAGCGCCCCATGCTTCTTCGCCCCACCCGCCAGCACCCCAGACAGCGCCGAGGTATACAACAGTAGCGGGTGCCCCGCCCCATTGGTTAAAACCCCAACCACGTTGACCCCATCCGCTCACCGCAAACTCCTACTAGGCTATACGGATAATAGCGGTAGCAGCGGCTGCGCCCGGAAATTGAATCTGAAAATCGCCTGAACTTACGGTCTGATCTCCGCCAAAACTCAACACAGCACAAGCAGAATTAGAATCTCCGGTGTCATAGATCAAACCACCGCAAGTGGTAAAACTAGCTGATCCCCACGTTTCGTTGGCGAAATCTAAGATGGCTGTAGTGCCATCAGCGGTAGGTGTAACCGACGTTAAAAACTCGCCCGGTCTACTGTACCCTGTAGCACTCGCAAGCTCATCTGCGCCCATCTGGGAATAGTTAGTGGTGGCAGCCCCATAAGTTCCACTTCCTGAAGCGACAGCTGTAAAAAGAGCCATCTTGAACCGAGTGCTCCCAGCAGTGAAATTATGCAAACCTTTCAGAAGTTCTACCTTGAACGATGTCGGCATTGCCGTTGCAATTGTAATAGCCATTTTATACCTCTAATAATTTAACTAATTCTGGATGTCCTGCATCCCGAAAACGGTTGGTTAATGTGGTGTTATGTGAAGCCACAGCTTGTTTTAAATACGCAAGTAATACACACCCAATTTCTGTCCTAAATGCTTCTGCTTGGGCCTGTATAACCGGATGTGAGTTATTACCAATAGAGATAATTTGATCTAAGGCTTGGTCAGCTATTTCTTCCGGCGTGAACCCACGCCCCGATATAGTTCCTACTTTGACTATACCTACTTCTACACCACCAACTGCACTTAACATAATTTATCCTTTATTGTGGGGGAACTCGTACTACACCACTGCGGTAGGTGTCTGTTTCTAATCGACCCGCGCCTAGGTTTCTCAAAGAAGCCAGGGATTGTATATACATGTTCTCATACATCGTAACCATGTCGCCTTCCCCTTTCTGGAACCGGATAGCCTGTACTAAAGCACCGTTAAGCAACGCAGAATCAAACTCTGTACCCAAATACGACGTACCCGCTGTAACTATGGATGCAGGATATGTAGCAAAATGAATTTCCGCAACGTAAGCGGCATTAGGAGTTGGGCCTAGTATAAACGTGCCATCTCCAAAAATAGCGTAGTGAACGGGAAATGCAGCTGTTGCTGCTATTGGATAAGCTTCTCGGATAAAGCTAACGTCTTTGTTTATTAAGTACTGATACTGACTAAGCGCATCTACCACAGCAACAGAATACACGTACAGCATATTGCTGGGCATCGTAAGATACTTGTTGTTAAGGGTGGTAGCACCCGTTTGGTTTTTACGCATAGCAGGCAAATCTACAGCAGTATAGATAAGTTGTTCCGCTTGTTGCGTAAACATAGCAAGCTGATCTGCCGTAAACGTCTGTTCACAGATGTCTTGTATATTGGCTTTAAGTTCGGTGTAGTTCACCTACTACTCCCTACGCCATTGGCCCACGGGCAATAATTCCCTTAGTGGCCGCGCCTACTCCACGTATCTTGATGCCACTGGTTTTAACAGTGCCCGAAGATTGTGCAGGGGAGTTTACCGTAGTGCCTGGGTTATACTTTTTAATACCAGGCCACTTCTTAACTTTAATCTTATCCATCTTAGTCTCCTAAGTAATTACTATAGTAACAAGTCCGATGTGCCCAAAAGCATAAAGTGGGTCAACTGGTTGTATTCGTGCCCGACTCTGGGGATACCCTGTAAAGTCAGGTCTTGGATTACGTATTGCTTGCGGGTCTGATACCGGAAACACACCTAACATTAACTGTGGTTGGTCAGGGTTCCAACACTCAGGGCAAGCCTTTATCCCCGTAACAACCGCTTTTACTACTAGAGGTTGTAACTCACGTAACCTGTACTGAAACCCGCAGACATCGCACTCAGCAATAGCGTTGTGCCCTGACGCATAACGCTCACTCATGCCTAGCTAATCCCGTATATACGAGGGATCAAACTAATAGCGGCTTTTTCTCTATCTTCTCCAGCTGCTAAAGCGTACTGCTCTTCATATTGAAGTTTCAACATCTCAATGCGGGGCAGTAACTCTGGTATTTTAGTAGCTATGTAATAAGCTAACCCAGACACCAAGGCTGGGAAAAATCTAAAGTTCATGTCTGAAGTTTCTACTCCAGCTCCCGCATTCTCTATTCGCCGCAATCTCCAGTACCGTAGTACGTAGTAAGGTGCAAGGGCACTACCTCTATCGGGTACAGGCCACAACGTCACAGTTGGGTTATCCCTAAGCCGATCTATCCACACTTGGATTGGGCGACCCTGAGTAAGCTTATTAGGGACAGAAGAGTACGTGGAGACACTAATCCTAGAAAGATTGAGATCAGACTGTAAAGTAGTACTACCCGCTCCCGTCCTTATAACTTGCTCTATTAAGTCAATAGTATCTGCGGGAAGGTCATACGTGGCTACACCTTGAGCTAGGTTTATAAAACCTTCGTCAATCGTCCACATGTTAATCCCACGGTTAGCCCACTCAATGGTTAACAGATTCATAGACCGTCTAGCAGTCTTTAAATCATACCCTGAATGAAGTTCTCTTCCGGCACGCTCAAACGCTTCCTCGGCAATTTCCGTGAAGTCCATGTTGAATGTAGCAATGCCAGAAGTAGCCATTAACTTTGCCCTGTAGCTTTAGTTTTACCCTGTCGAGCAATACCGTCGATGTTTCTCTTTCGCCCTGTAACTCTAGTTGCTGTTTTTTTAGTCTCGCCGCCTTGCACATCAGCATTTACTACCTTAGTGCGAGGAGGTACAGCCGTCATTACACGGGGTCTTGCAACAACAGTCATCCCCGGCTTACTAGGGGCTTTCCTTTGCGCGTCCATTACTTAGCTTTTTTCTTAGCCGCCGCCGCTTTCT